GCTAAATCTCTCGCCAGAAGCACTCGCTAAAATCCCCGTTGATCAAATTTCAAAGATGGAAATGGTGCATAATTTTTTGATTAGCAGCGCGAGATTTGCAAAATCCGGACTTCCATCCACCGCACCCGAAGCCCTCGCCGAGCGCGAAGCAACGTGCCGCGCCTGTCCCGAATGGGACGCCGCCGCGCTAAACAACACGGGCCGTTGCCGCAAATGCGGGTGCAGCACTTGGGCAAAACTCCGCATGGCAACCGAAGCGTGTCCGATAGGAAAATGGGAAGCTGTTGACAAAACCCCCGAATAAATGGCACGCGACCTATTTATTGACACAACTAACCGCAGGCTGGCGACGAGCCTAACGAGTCTAGTACCGGCGACAACGCAACGATTCGTTAAAGGCGACAACGGCGCGATTAATCTCTATTTTCTGGAGGCAACAAACAACGTAGCCGCTCCGTTTAATGTGATCGACTACACCGGAACGGACGTAAAATTCGGCGTAGGAAGCCGCACAGGCACGCCAGCATCCGGCACGTTTACGCTCTCCTTCGGAGGCCAGACCAGCGGAGCAATCGCGTTCAGCGCGACCGCCGGAGCAATATCATCCGCTCTCAACTCGCTCTCGACAATTACCGCAGCAGGATCGGTATCCGTTGACGGCACGATGGCAACGAACTTTGTCGTCTCTTTTAACTCGGCAGGCACGCAAAGCGCGATCACCGGCAACTTCGCCAGGCTAATTCCAACCACGACCGCTCTCATCGACGAGCGACTCGTAGGAGACGCAACCAACGCCGAAATCCAAGAGTTGCAACTCCGCCTTGCTCCGGCGGTCTACGAGCCAACGTGGACGGATCTCGGAACGGCCATGACCGTCAGCGTAGCAACCACGCTAACAGGATCGACGCTCAACAACGAAATTCAGCGCGTGACATTTTCGCGTGCTCCGTATCTCGGCAGCTACCGCTTCACGATTCCGACCTACAACGTCGATATCGCCAGCACCGTCACGGATGGCGTATTTATTACGACAAGCAACCACGGACTGACGCTCGCTCAGCCTGTCGTGCTAACAGGTTTCACGGCGTTGACCGGCTACACGGCTGGCATCCAATATTTCGTTCGCTCAATTCCGCAAACGACCGAGTTTTTGCTTGGCGTAACAGCGGGAGCCGTTGCCATCACGACAGGCACAGGCACGGTCACCACGGGAAGCGTTGCCACGACCGTCCTACGGCAGACAGATCCGCTTGACGCAAACACGACAGCCGCGCAGTTGCAAACAGCACTCCAAGCACTCGACAGCATCGGAACAGGCAATGCGACCGTTGTCGGAGTCCAGAATAGCTACTACGACATCAATTTCAGCGGCGACAAGGGCTTCACCGACTTGCCTACACTCCAAGTCCAGAGCGGCTTGAGCGCAGCCCCAGGCAAGACCGCCGCCGTTGATTTCAATACGTTCGGCGTCCGCGATCTGTTGCTTAATGCAACATCGGTAACGACCGAGCTTGAGATCGAGCTAACGACCGCAGGCGAGCGCAGCACGATCATCCTCCAGCCATGTACGCTCACGGAAGAACTCATCAGCCAAGGCGGGTTGAGCTAATGGACAGCCACACTTTTCATTCTCTTGTCGGCACGTCCGCGCCCGCAGCGGCTGTCTTGATCTCGTTCTCCGAGGTTGAAGCATGGCTTCGCATTCTTTCGCTTCTTATGGGAATTTGCATCGGTGCAGTTTCGCTGTATAAAATGACCAGACCCAAAAAACCATGAAAACACTACTCTCAAAATTGAAGGAACCGTCCACCATTCGCGGTATCGCCATCATCGGCGGCGTTGCCGGTTTGAGCTTGGAGCCAGCAAAATGGGACGCGATCGGAGCGGCAGTTGCTGCAATTCTTGGACTCATCGAAATCTTCCGAAAGGAAAAATGAGCGCCAAAACCATCGCGCTTTGGATGATCGTTCTTTCATTTGCGTTCTTGGGAATGGCATTTCTGACTTCATGCTCTGGATTCAATAATCCGGCGTTATGCCTCAAAACGGATTACGGCACATTCTGCTATACGCCGGAATTTTCAAAAACTCTCCACGATAAATGACGTTCGACGAACGCAGCGAGATCCAGCTTGCAACGCTCCACCCCGAAGCACAAAAGGCCGCACGGGCCTTTTTAGGCGTTGCAAAGGTCATCTGTGCAAAGGTTGGATGTGACGTTAAGATCATCAGCGGCACTCGGAGCTATATGGAGCAGGATGCGATCTATGCAAAAGGGCGGACAACGCCAGGGAAAAAAATAAGTAACGCCCCGGCGGGCCACTCAAATCACAACTTCGGCATCGCTTTCGATATCGGTATTTTTCGCGGCAAAGAATATTGCGGAGAACATCCGCTCTACAACGAGCTAGGCACGCTCGGCAAAAGCCTTGGCCTTGAATGGGGCGGCGACTGGAAATTTGTTGACGAGCCGCACTATCAGCTACGCCCGCATTGGGCGAAGGGCATGACCGAGCGCGAAATGCTCACCATCTTACGCACTAGAGTATCGAAAAAAATAGACATCCTCGCTTGAGAAAAAAGAAACAACCGACGGTTGAATCGGAGCGTGCGGAAGCACTCGCGGAAGCGAAGCGCATCCTGTCCGAGCATTACGACTGCGGGCTGACCATCGTAAGCTGGGAACAAGGCGGGGAGACCATGCACGGGGAATTTGTCTTCGGCAACAAATACGCCGTCGAAGGACTCGCAAGCGATTCTTTCAGCATTCTATTTCCAGACACCGAAGAAGAGGAGGAGGACGAAGAAGCATGAAGATGACACTTGAATACGACGAGACCGAGCGATACGAGCACGAGGTGGCGTGTAAGGCGCTCGATATTTTGATATTGGTGGATGACATAGACCAAGAGCTCCGAAGCGCTCTCAAGCACAAATCCGGAGCATTTGCGAAAATGGACGAAGACACGATGGAAGCCGTCCGCGCATGGATATGGGAGCAACGTAGCGAGCGAAATATTCCAGAGCTTAAATGAAAGGCTGGAAAAAATGGATGGCGGTCGGATGCTCTCATGGCGATCAGATAGACCCAGAGGCACGCAAAAGTGTCCTTACGTTCCGAGACCGCTGGCGCCCCGACACGACCATTCATCTAGGCGACTTCCTGGACTTGGCCGCTTTTAGGTCTGGCGCAATTTCAGACCCGAACTCAAGCGACCGCGCTGCGAGTATCAGCGACGATCTTTCAGCAGGCATTGACTTCCTGCACGAACTCAGACCGCAACATATTCTCTACGGGAATCATGAAGCCCGGCTATACAAGCTCGCGTCGTCGCCTAACGCATTGGCCGCGCACGCCGCTACGCTCACCATACAAGCCATTGAAAAGACGGCGAAGGAACTAAAGGCGCGACTGTATCCGTATCACATTCGTAGCTTTTACGAACTAGGAGGAACCAAGTTTTTGCACGGTTATATGTATAACGAGCAGGCCATCAAACATCACGCAGAGACATATGGCCAATGTGTGCTGGCTCACCTACATCGAGTCGGATGGGAACGCGCACGCACGCTCGACGGCGCAAGTGGCTATTGCGTTGGAATGCTGGCTCGTTTTGATATGGAATACGCTTCGACGCGCAGAGCCACGCTGGCTTGGTCGCAGGGCTTCGCGTATGGCTATTACAAGGACAATTCAATAAACATAAACCTATGCGAAAGACGACAAAACAACCCCTGGCTATTGCCGATGTAACCAAAGCGTGGGACGCTTTCTATGCGACGACCAAAGTTGAAAGTGAGAAAGACCTAGCAAAACAAGGATGGAAGAGCATCCGCGCTATTGCGGACGAGTCGAAACTAACGATCTCATCGATAAGTTGCCGAGTTGAAACCGCCGTAGGGAAAGGTCTTCTTGAAACGCGAAAGGCGATAATAAAAACAAATCAAGGTATTCGCGAGGTAAATTTATACCGCCCGATCTCAAAATAAAAAAGACCGCAGAGGCGCATGGGCATTGGTTGCGCTCATTTGTAAAGATTTTTTCCAAGAATTATTTTCGCACTTCGCGAAAATTTTTCTTTTCATCTTTGCGGGAATGAATGAGGGTTTGCACATCGAAAGCGAAGACCGCTGACGACAGAAACAAAAACTAAATATATGGAACCACTAACATTCTTAGCACTATTCGCCACCTGCATGATCTGCTCGTTCATCGGTGGCTACCTAATCGGCAACATCAAAGCCACCTGCGAAGCGGAACATACCCGCCGCTGGTGGATGAACCGCCAGATCAAACGGGAGCGCCGGTAGTGACCGCCGAAGAACAATATGACGCTGAGATCATGTTCACTCGCAATATCCTTTGCGGTATGATCGAGCAGGCCGTCGAGGATATGCGAAGCGAGAAGGTTTTCTTGAGCAAACAACTGAACGATCTTCAAGAACTCGACCGCGATACAGCACTCCATTTCATCAGGTCAAGAGCGTTTCAAGGAATATGCGACGTTCTTGCATTACCGGCAGACAAAATAAAAACTAAAGCTCTTAAATATGAATCTCGCGATTGATCCAGGAACAACCCACTCGGCATTCGTGCAGTTTCACAACGGCAAAATAATTGACCACGGACACCTGCCGAACGAGGAGATCCGCCAAGTGCTTATCGGTCGCGAGTACACTCGGTGCGCTTGCGAGATGATAGCCAGCTATGGCATGGCGGTCGGGGCAAGCACCTTCGAAACTTGTGTCTGGATAGGACGCTTTATCGAGGTTGCACGGGTGGACGTGGAACTAATCTTTCGGAAAGACATCAAACTTTTTCTCTGCGGAACGATGCGAGCAAAAGACGCCAACGTGCGTCAAGCCTTGCTCGATCTCATCGGGCCACAGGGAACAAAGGCCCAGCCGGGGCCAACCTACGGCATCAAATCCCACACTTGGGCGGCATTAGCTGTGGCCGTTTACGCAGCACAAAACAACAAAGGAAAATAGAAAATGAAAATAACTAAAGGAAAACAACAGCGCGCCCAGCGCGTAGTGCTCTACGGCGTCGAATCCGTAGGAAAATCAACATTCGCGGCCAAGTTCCCAAGGCCGCTGTTCTTGGACATCGAGGGCGGCACTAGCCACCTGGACGTTGACCGCTGCGAGATCAGCACTTGGAAGCAACTCACGGATGCGTTAACAGAAGCCAAGACGACCGACTACAAAACCATAGTCATTGACAGCGCAGACTGGGCAGAGCGCCTGTGCGTAGAAGACCTACTCGCTTCGACCAAAAAGACCAGCATCGAAGATTTTGGCTTCGGTAAGGGATGGGTAATGATAGCGGAGCGCATGAGCCGGTTCCTGTCATCCGTCGATCAACTCATTGACGCCGGAAAGAATGTGGTGATGATCGCTCACTCTAAAATCGTCCGCTTCGAGGCTCCAGATGCGCTCGCGGCCTACGACCGCTACGAGCTGAAACTAAGCAAGCAATCGGCGCCGTTACTCAAGGAGTTTGCGGACGAGCTTTGGTTCCTTCGGTTCAAGACCAAAGTATCGACGACTGATTCCGGCAAAGGAAAGGGCATCGGCGGCACGGACCGGATCCTGTTGACCACCCCATCGGCGGCATACGATGAAAGC